TGAAAACCTGATCTATACAACTAGCAGCTAATTCAAAAATGTCATCAATATTAGGATTCTCAGAAAGATTCTGTTGTATGAATACATCCAATGATGGATACTTCATTTTGATACCAACCTCAGAATCTAACTGAACTTTAGCATCATGTCCTTCTGGTATTTCAACTCCTACGTCTGCAAGTGGTATATTGACTGTAACTTGTGTTTTCTCATCATCTGGACATGTGACTTTAAATTCACTTGTCTCACCAACTGCAACAGCTCTGATCTTAAGGAAGATATATTCGATCTCAAAAGTAGCGAGATCCTCAACTTTAGTCTTTAGGTTTGTACAGTTTTTGATTATAGTCTTCACTGCTTTAACCATCTGCTTGTTGTCTTGCGACTCCATAGCAAGGTAGAGTAGTTTCTCTTCCTTAACTAGAAATGGTCTATATGATATTTTAGTACCTGTAACAGGTAAGGTCGCTTCATACTCAGGTATGGCTAACTTAGGTAATGGCATAACGATTGCATTATTATAGTTCTATTTAGACACCAAACTGGGCAGCATCTCTCTGTGTGGAGTTTAATCCTAGGTTATCTAGGGTACCAGTAACAGAGTTAATAAACCTGTCTGGTGTATTACTTCCTAGTGCATCAGCACCGACTGTATCATATCTATATCTCTCAAACGCAAACTTAACATTATACTTTACTAGGTTAGTAGGACCATTATTAAATGATAACTGTGACATGTCTATAGGCCATGCAGCAAAGAATTGCCAAACACTTGTTACACTATTAAGTCTCTGTGTATATGGTGTACCACTATCAGTTATACCAGCCCACTTAACAGGTGATCCTAACTCCCATTTTGTTATTAATAGGTTAGTAACATACTCATCATAGAATGTAGCTCTATTCTCTTGGTCTGGTGCAGCATAATTCATCCATTTCTCGAAGAATAGACGATGCCCTGCATCCTTAGTCATAACAAATGATATTGAGACATCCTGATGTGTCTGACCATTTGCCAACTTAAACTTATTACCAACAACTTGTGGATGCTCTATAGAATCTGCTCTCTTACCTGGCACAGTAACTGAATCTGCTAGGTAATTATTAGATATCTGTAAATTCCTTTGATCCCTTCTAGATGAAGCATCATTAGCAAGTATACATGTTGGTAGAAATACCTTAACGCCAAACAGGTTGGATCTCGCTGGTTCCTTCTTTCCAGAAACTACCAGATCCTTAAAGATATCAAAACTATTGGCACTCATTTGAGTCTACTCCAAATTATACTACTAGGTACTTCCATCGTACGACCAAGACCTTTAGGTCTAATAACAAATTGTTCTACTGGAAGTGGTGTCATATCGTTCAATTCCTCTAGAGGTACATTATAAGCACTAGTGACACTAGACATAAAGTATTTATGGTGGCAACGCATAGGATATGAAATACTACCAGATCCCCAAGTAGATGCCATGCTTTTTCTAGTATTAGGTCTTAAATAGTGCATATTACCACCAGAGAATTGCATCTTCTGATAATCAACATCTGTGATTAATACCATAGGGAAAGTGTCCCAAAATTTCAAATCTGGGGTCTGTGCTGAATAATTGAAGAATATTACATCTCCCACAGTAAACCCACCTGTATAGTCTTCTAATCCATATTGCAGTTGTTCTCTGTACCACTGCTTAGATTGTTTTACTCCAGATGCTAGGTCTTTTACGTCTGTAAAGATACTCATACCTTTAGGTGTTTTTCGGTCAGTATAATAAATGACATACCCTTATGGGCACAATATTGTCTTGCTGCTCTCCACTTAGCACTATTTACATTCCAAGTCTTAACTTCTGTCAAAAAGGTGCGAGCCTTCTGCGACTTTCGTTTAGGGGGTTTAGTCTGATTAGCTGGTTTGATCTCCACAATCGATTTGGCGATCCTTCCCTCCTTTGTCCTCGCTCTGACATAGAAATCAGGATAATAACGGTGAATGCGGTTATCCAGAGGACTCCTGTAAGGTATAATAATTTCTTCACTTCCCCACTCTAAAACATTAGTATTCTTGTCGCACCAGGTCATAAACTTCTTTTCCCACAAACTTCTATAAATAACATTAGTGTGATCACCTTTGTACTTATGTTTGTTTGATGGTCGAAACTTTCCACTGTATGCCATGTCATCATTTTCTGCAAGTAAAGCACCTTTAGTATTTCCTCAGGCGAAACCCATTGGCGTGAACTCTTCTAGCAGTCGGGAGACCATCAGAGATGAATCTGCTTTCCCAACTGAAGTAATCGATTATCTAAAATTTGATATATTCGATCACAGAGAGAATACGTTAAAGGACACAGTATATCTATATTTACCCAAGACCTTACAAGAGCAATATGCACAGGATTGGGGTGCAGTTAAACTAGGTGCTGCTGGTGATGCAATTAAGGATGCTGCTAGAAAGGTAATCGCTGCTAAGGGAGATCTAGGTCAAGCAAGTTTCTCTGATGAATTGAAACAATTTGCTGACCACGGTGTTAACTCATTAGGATTTAAAGCAGGTGCTGATGCTATCAATGGTGCACTTGGTGTAGTTGGTCAGGATGCAGGTCTAGATAGAGACTCACTAGCATCTTTAACAACAGGTAAGATATTCAACCCGTACGCAGAATCAGTATTTAAAGGTCAGCAATCCTTTAGAAAGCATAGTTGGACATGGACAATGATCCCAAAAAATGCTAAGGATGTCCAGACCATATACAAAATAATTAAAACCTTCCGTCAAGCAGTATTACCAGGTAAATCTGATAAAAACTGGTTAAATATACCAGAATACTTCCGTGCTCAAATCGTTAGATATACTGATAAGGGTGGTGGTAACGAAGAAATAAGTAATCCCAGTACTGGTGGACAAGGTGGAATATTAAGTTCAATCATGCAATTCCCAACCAAACTGGTATGTGATAACTTCGCAGTTAACATGCCTGACTACAGATCAGTAAGATCCACAATGGCAGGTAGTAAGGAAGCAGATTTCGGTGCCTTAAGGTATGATTTACAGTTAAGTTTCCAAGAAACAGAATTCCTCACTAAGGAAACATTTGAACCACCTGGTTTCAACCTAGATTCAAATACTAACTATAATGAAGCATTCGATGATGATGAGTTATATGCTTGGGCTGGTACAACTACAGGACTTTGGTAAATGAGCTATTTTTCTAATCTACCCGATGTCTATGTAAGGACATCCAGTTATAGACAAGATAATGTCGATCCATACACTCTCGCTAAGAATATCTTCAGAAGGATAAAAATACGAGAAGAGTTAGATGACGTTATATTGGGATTCTCTCAATATACTATAAAAAACAATCAAAGACCTGATGAGGTCGCAGGTGAAGTATATGGTGATATGAGTATGGATTGGGTTGTATTAATATGCAACAATATAATCAATCTATATGAAGAATGGCCCATGTCAGAAGATGAGATGGAAAGGTATATTGACAGTGAATATGAAGAGGATGCTGATTCAGTCCATCATTGGGTTACCCAAAAAATCACAGATTTGAAAGGTCGTACGTTAGTAAAGGAAGGTCGCATAGTACCAGAAGATTACACATATACACGTCCTGACGGAACTCTAATTGCCAAAGAAGACACCGTTAGACCAATATCTGTCTATGATTACGAATTAGAGAATAATGACCAAAAACGCAATATTTACCTTTTGCGTAAACAGTATCTAAGTGGGTTTGTAGAGGAATTTACGAGTTTGGTACAATATCTTCCAAATCTCGAAGTTAACGATGAAGACCAAATTAAGAAATCTATGAATACTACTCAAGAGCAGTTTCAAAGCGTTAAACCGACTTATAGCACAAATATCGGTCAAACGAGTTCTATCGAATTTGCGTCTGAAGCGGATTACTCATCTAAGACGTTTGACACCTCTGGTGCCTCTATTAGCGAAGGTGACGTATTAGCAGATGGCAGCACAGTCGCAACTACTTCAACAACTGGTGCACAAGATAGTGGTACCACAAGTAATCAATACGGAAGTTCTTAAAAAACCTCCAGGGCAAAAAAATACCCCCGATTTTTACGGGGGTTTTTCTTGTTCAGAAATCGAAATAATATACGGGATTATCTACGGCACCTTTCCCACTCAATCACATCACGATGCTCATAATATCCTGGGATCCATGTGTTACTACGTCCTAGGTAGTGACCTGGTACCCAGTATTTCTTAGTGATTAAGACTTCACACCTTCTCCGTCTAGGACGGTGGTGATGATCATAGCTCCAATCCTGCCAATGAGGGTTAGGTCTATGAGCATGACCATAATGGTAAGACTCCTGAAATGGTTCCCAGAATTCCTTCCATGTTAGTGCTTCTGCTCTTACAGGTGCTGCAAATAGTAGAAGTGGGAGAAACAGGAGTCTTTTCATTTTAGTCCTCGTTAGCTAGAGAAGCGAAGTAAGAGAGATCTGGTGAATCACCTGACTCTTTTATTTCTTCTATCTTAGCACCAAACCCTGACTTAGCGGGGACTGGTGGGTCCGCTTTAACAACTGGACTAGTAAGAGGTGCTAGTTGCTCATCCTCCTCATTAGATCTCACTACAGGTCTTGATGACTTGTTGAGAACTACATTCAGACGTGCTGATAACTCCTCATAGGACTTGAAGTTCTTAAGGTCAGTAAACTCTTTAAGAGAATGCTGAGACTTCCAAACTGCTTCCAGTTGATCATCTTCCAATCCACCTAACACAGAGGGTGAGTCAAACTCACTCTTATCATAGTTCCAGTAACCACCGATGGTCTGGATCTTGATCTTAAAGTTAGCACCCTTCCAAAGATCGAAAGGATTGATTGGACTTTCATCTTCAAACTGTGGTTG